ACGCGATTCTTGACCGGGTACTGGCCGGGAATCACGACACGGCTTCGACGGCCGGGCTCCTGCTGCAATACTTGGATGCGACGATCAGTTCTCGCCACGCAAGCGGGGCTGCGGTGGCAAAGTCGCCTGCAACGCTCGATTGGTCGGCGGATGTAAGCAACAAGCCGACGATTGGGACCAGCACGTTTGACCCGGCGACGGACACGGTTGCCAACGTCACGACGGTTGCCACCTGCACCACCAATACGGACATGCGAGGCACGGACAGCGCGGCCTTGGCCACGACGGCGCTCAGTACGGCCGTGTGGACGAATACCAAGGCTGGCTACATCGACGCTGCTGTAAGCGGCATCCCCACCAACCCGATGCTCGACACGGAGGATGGCAGCAGCTTCAGTGCGATCCCCGACATGGCGACGGCGACGAATCAAAGCACGATTGCCGGGTACATTGACACGGAGGTTGGCACGATCATTGAGCACCTGACCGACATCAAGGGTACCGGGTTTGCCAAGGACACGCACTCGCTGCCGCAATGCCTGACTGCGGCGGGATTCAGTACGTTCAACGCGGCCAGCGACAAGGTGTACCTCGCCAACGGTGCCCACGGCGGCGCGGCGGCAAGCATTACGCTTGCTGATTACAGCGACTTCCAGGGGGCAGGCGGTGCGGATGCTTCGACGATCTACACCTACTTTACGGCAGAGAGTCGGCAGAATGCGTTCAAAGCGGACGTGTCGGGGTTGGCCCTGGAAGCAACGCTCACCGCCATGAAGGGTGTGGGTTGGACGGACGAAACCCTCAAGGCGATCCGCGACAAGCTACCCGCCAACCTGGAAGACCTGAATATCACGGACACGACCGGGCTTGTGCGGCCGGATATGGCCAATGCAAGCGGCAACTACTCCGGCACGGTAGCTACTGTCACGACACTCACCAACGCCCCCGCCGATATGGCGACGGCCACGAACCAAACGACCATTCTCAATCGACTCGGGGCGTTCACGGGCACGGGCGTCAATACGGTTCTCGGGTTCTTCAAGGCATTGCTGTCCAAAGCGGCAACCCTGCCAACCGACGTTGGCGGGACGTTCGACCCGGCTACGGATTCGACCGAGGCGATTCGGGACCGTGGAGATTCTGCGTGGATTACGGCCGCCGGCACAAGCACGGTCACCACCACCGACATCGAAAATATCGTCATTGAAACCGGCGTGACGCTGAAGCAAGCCTTGCAGCGTGTCGGCGCAGTGGCGGCCGGTAAGGTGTCGGGTGCCGGCACCGGTACGGAAGTCTTTGTCGGCATGGACGGAACCACTACTCGCGTTACAGTTGTTGTGGACGAAGACGGCAACCGCTCGGCAATTACGTACGACGACGCATAGCATGGCGCAGCTCAATACATTTCGTTCCCATTCCTTCAACGCGGACACGTTCGCGGCCGGTACGTTTCGCGGCTTTACGCTGGTCGTTACCGATGCCGTTGGTATTCCATTCAGCCAACGTCGCAATGAACTCCACTTTACAGTGCCGCGTGGCCGGATGCACTGGACCGCAACGCCGGGCCGAATCCACCTGACCATGCCGGGAGACAACTGATATGAGCAAAGATATTACGGCTCCAGAAATTCCAACCGCCGTTGTCGGTGAGTCGTTCCTTGCGTCGTGTTCGTTTGCCGAGGTGCTTGACTCCGGCGAAACGCTCGCGTCAGTCGTGTCGGCAACGGAAAAAACGACGAGCGATTTAACGATAGCCAGTGCGGCGGTGAGTGCTGCCGCGTTGACCATTTCCTGTCAGTCGGTAGACATAGGCGAGGCCGTGCAAATGCTCATCAGCGGGCACCTCGTGGCCAATTCGCCGTACACCGTAACCGTAACCGTAACGACCAGTTCCACACCGGCGCAAACAAGGATCCGCAATTTTCAATTTGAGGTAGTTGCCCCGTGAGTTTTCCGCGTGCATGCCCGAAGCCCGATTGCCCGGGGACCGTCGATGACGATCCTGACGCGGCTTGCACCGTTTGCGGTTGGACCAGGGCCAAGGTAACGCGGGAATCGAAGCAAGAGCGAGACAAGCAACGCGGCACGCGAACCGAACGAGGCTACGACAACGAGTGGCTACGGCTGCGAGAACGGAAGCTCGCGGCCGACCCGCTCTGCGAGGAGTGTGATAAGAATGGCGATGTTGAGTTCGCGGTTGAAGTGCATCACAAGATACCATTCCGCGGCAAAAACGATCCGCTACGGTTGGACTACAGTAATTTGCAAAGCCTTTGCAAGCGGTGCCATAGTCGCAAAACTGCGAAGTTCGGCCGAGTGCCGTTGAGCCAATAGGTGGTAGCAATGGGAATTCGAGGGCCTAAACCGAAGCCCGCAGCGAAGAAGCGGGCTGATGGCAACCCGGGAAAACGGCCACTGAAGCAAGAGCCGGTTGCAACGCCGGGTGAACCGGAGATGCCGGCACACCTGGACGCGGTTGCCCGGGAAACGTGGGAGTGGTTGTGTGTGACGCTGCGAAAGATGGACCTGCTGTTTCGCAGCGACGTTGCCGTGATGACGTTGTACTGCGATACGTGGAGCGAATACCTGGAGGCGAGGCGAAGCGTGCAGAAATATGGAAGCGTGATTGCCTCGAAGAGCAAAACTAAAATCAGGCAGGAAGATGGCGTTGTGGTCGAGTCAACGACGGCAGGCCAGCCCTATATGTCACCTTACGTGTCCCTTGAGTCCATGCTTAAGAAACAACTGATGCAATGTCTTGCAGAACTTGGCTTGTCGCCAACGTCGCGGGCAAGGCTGCACATTGAACGGGTTGGCGATGCCGATCCGTTGGCCGAGTTTGGGATTTGCGGATAGAAATCATGCCGAGACCACGCCGCACAAAGCGGCTCGCACAACTGAAGATCGACGCGCGCAACGCCGGCTGGCCGAAGGCTTGGAGTCTCGACCATCCGAACGATGAGCGTGCATTGCTCGACGGCTGCTATCCAGACATTCACGCGGCTGAACGGCTCAAGCGGTTTTATGAGCGGTTCATGGTTCTGCCCAACGAGGGCGGCGGCACGAAGCCGTTTCGTATTCTCGAATGGTGGTACCGTGATGTGTTGGCCCCGCTGTTCGGATGGAAGCGAAGGGACGGCCGCCGTAGGTTCGATAAAGGGTTTATTACAACCGCAAAAAAAAGTGCGAAGAGCACCCTGCTTGCCGGTCTGCCGCTTTACATGATGCTGGCCGACGGCGAAGACGAAGCGGAAGCTTACGTTGCTGCGGTGGACCGCGACCAGGCCAGCATCATCTATCGCAAGACTAGCCGAGCGGCAAAGCTCTCGCCGCTGGCAAAGGTGGTCAAACGGATTGACTCGCAGAAACGAATCGTCCATGCGTCCTCATCCTCATTCTTTGAGGCCATTTCTTCCGACGCAGACTCGGCTGAAGGCGCCAACCCACACCTACTCTTGGTCGACGAACTGCACGCATGGCGGGACCGGCAGTTTTTCAACGCCTTAATGTATGGAGACATCGCACGCAATCAGCCGATGTTCCTCATGATTACCACGGCCGGCGATGACAAGCTGAGCATTGGTTACGAAGAGTACGAGTTCGCTAAGGCGTTGCTTGATCCCAATAACGACTTCTATTCGATGTCGCATTTTGCGTTCATCGCGGAAGCAAGTGCCGAGCGTGAATGGGACGATCCGGCCGGCTGGAAGGAAGCCAACCCGAGCATCGGTAAAGGTTACCGACTTCCGACGATTGCAAAGCTCAAAGCGAAATGCGAAGAGGCCCGACAGTCGCCACGCAAGCAACGGCAGTTTATCCGGTACATTTGCAATCGCTGGGTCGATGAGATCGAGGCCCCGTGGTTGGATGTTGACGGTTGGCGTGAATGTTCCGAACAGGAACAACCCGATCACTTCGGTATGGCGACGAATTGCGGAATCGACCTGTCACGTACCCGCGACATGACGGCTCTCTGCATGGTGTGGCGGGTCGGTGTGTACTACGACGCCGCTTGGCGGTTCTGGTTTCCGGAAGAAAACCTCAAGCGATACGAAGACGAATGGCGGGTGCCCCTACGCGATTGGGCCAAGTCGGGCTGGATCAACACGACGCCTGGGCGGTCGGTTGACTACGGAGCGATTCGCCGCGAACTGTCCGGCACGATCCTTGACGACGAAGGTAACAAGACCGGCGAGCATTACGACGGATGTCTCGCAGATACCTACGATATCCAGGCGGTAGGCTACGACCCGTACAACAGCCTTGAGCTGATTAAGAATCTACGAGAGTACGACGGTATGAATACCGTCGAGGTGCCGCAGAACTACACGCATTTGAATGCACCTTGCAAGCTACTGGAAACGCTCATTGCCGACCGGCATTTCCGGCCGGAACCTAACCCGGTTGCGACATGGATGGCCGGCCATTGCGTTGCGCCGGCCGATCCGAACGGTAACATCAAGCCGAGCAAAAACAAGTCGAAACACAAGATCGATGGCATTACGGCATTGGTGATTGCCATGAGCCGTGCTCGATTGGCAACACCGCCGAAACGACGGAGGATATTGGCGATATGAAGGCGATTGAATTGATGGTCGACGTGGTGTTTCTGTTGTCGATTGCCGCCGTGCTTGCAGGTTGCTGGATGTCCGGCACGCCGGCGGGACTCGTCGGCACGGGCCTCGTTGGCGTATTCGCGGCCGTTACCGTTGCGAGCGGTCGCGCTGGCGCGAAGCCAAAACACAAGAAGGGATAGCCGATGATTGTCGATAAAATCCTCCGCGTGATTCGAGTTGCAGGCACGCCCGGACCGACAAACGATTTTTGGTATGAGAAGATTCTTAGTTTCGGCACCAATATCACTGCCGATTCGGCGATGCAGACGACGGCGGTATTTGCGTGCGTCGGTGTTCGCGCGCGGCTGGTTGCAATGCTCCCGCTTCGCGTCATGGAGGAAACGGCAGACGGCCGGCGACGTAAGGCAACGGAACATCCTTGGTACCGCGTGCTCTACCGGCAGCCGAACCAGTGGCAGACGGCCTACGAGTTCCGCGAAATGATGGAGGGGCACGTTGCCTTGCGCGGCAACGCCTACGCGGCCAAGGTGTCGAGGCCGAAGGGCATGCAGCTGATTCCATTGCATCCGGACCGTATGCGGGTGTTCCCGCTCGACTCCGGCCGGCTCGGCTACCTGTTTCGGAAAGCGACTGGGGAGTCGGTTCCGTTGACGCAGGATGATATTTTCCATCTTCGCGGATTGTCCACTGATGGCGTTATTGGCGCGTCACCTATCGAGCTGTGCCGGCGT